ATATAAATCCATTGTCCATAATAAATTTACTAGAAGTATCTATCCATTTCTTTAATTTATGAAACTGTCTAAAATAATCATCAATGACTTCTTGTGCTTGTTGTTTACTGAAATAACTTCCAGAATCTCCAGACACTTGTTGAGAAATTTTAGCTGGGCCAGCTCCATACATAATACCAAATGTAACAGCTTTTGCAGCTTGTCTTTCTGTTGCATAGTGTTCTGCAACTTCATCGGCTTCACAAGGAAGTGAAAATACTAACTTAGCAATATTACTATGAAAGTTTCCGCCCTCTCTAAATATATTCATTAAGTTTTCATCTTTTGCTAATACAGCTGCAACATATACTTCTGCTGTTGTTAAGTCCATTGCAACAATCTTGTTGCCTTCTTTCGCTTTGATACAACCTTTGACAATAGGATTGTCTCTAGGTATTTGTTGCATATTCATTTTACCACTAGAAGATAGACGACCTGATGTTGTGCCATGCAGATTGAAACCTGTACGCAGTCTATCATCTCTATCTAGTTGTGGTAATATTTTATCCAAATAAGTATTCTTAATTTTTGACTTTTGTCTTATGTTAAGAATATGCTTTGGTATTTCATGTTGTTCTGCTAGTTGTTTTAGTACTTCTGCATCTGTTGAGTCTGCACCTGTACCTGTCTTTTTGCCTGTTGGTTTTAGTCCGACAAAATCAAACAGCAACTGTCTTAGCTGTACTGTGCTGTTTGGATTAAATTGTTTTTGCATTACTTGTTCAAATTTTTCTACTGCTTCGAACTCGTATAGCTCATTTACTGCTTTGTCAATATCTGCTTGCATCAAATCTCTACCCTTTTCTAGTCTTTCTCTATCAAAAGGTACTCCATTATCTTGTATGTCTGTTAGAAAACGACAGCCAGGTATAAGTATATTTTCATATACTGACCATAACTTTGCATTTTTCTTTACTGCAGGATATAATTTTTCAAATACTAGTAGAGTTACTACTGCGTCCATTGCAGCATATGTTTTCATTACATTAAAAGGAATACTATCCCAAGCAAACTCTGCTTTAAGTATTCCCTGTGATTTTCTATATCCATCAATCCAATCGTGCATTGGTTTTTCATAATCACCATAAGGTGTATACTTCATGGCAAGTTGTTTTAATCCGTGTGTACCTGGCTGTTCTTCTAAGCAATAGTGAAGAAGCATGGTATCTTCAAAGTGTGGAAACTTGAAGTTGAAATGATACTCAAAGAAAGCTAAGTCAAACTTAGCATTATGAAATACTACTATCTTAGTATTAAATATTTCTTGCATTATTTCTTCAATATCTGGCGTAATAACATCAGTTAGTATATAAGCACCCATATCCTTCTTATAAGATAGACTAAATCCAATCATATATCCATCTCTTGGATATAGTCCTGTTGTCTCTGAGTCGAGTGCTATAAACTTGTTTGGGTGGTCTAGTGCTTCTTGCAAAAATTTTCTTGCTTCTTCTTCATTATCTATACCCAAAGCTTGTTCTTCTGTTACTTGTGCTACTACCAAGTCTCCACTAATAAATTCTTGTATGTTCTTTTTGCTCTCGTCCCATAAAGGTTTAGCTTCAGGTTTAAACGAAAGCATAGCAGGATTGATTACAGGAAGAAACTTGTCATCTACACATCTACCACTATATTCTGTGATAGAATTTACACTTGTGTAATACTTTAAGGCTTCTGAACCAACAAGTACTACCCAAGTGTAATCATCAAGGTTAATCTCTATATCTACGTCTGCTTTTAAAATCTTTTTCTTTCTAGCGTCTGAACACAGGGCATACCTGTCAAACTCAAACGCATTATCAAAGCGATCTGCCCAATCAGTTCTGGACATCTTTGATTCAATTATTGCTACTTTGTTTTCATTTTTCATTTTTATATTATACCAAATTTTAAACGCTGTGTCAAGTATTATTTTTAGTTCGTGTGTCAAACCCAGCTTTTCTAATAAATTGATTATCTCTAGGAGATACAAATTTTAAATTATCTACATGAGCGTTTAGTTTATTATCATCTATATGGTCTATGTGAAAATAAGGTCTCATTGCATTTTTTACTTCTATTGGGAAATCGTCCCACCAAGGTTCTAAATCTTCAGGACACTTAGCTGTTCCCAACCAAGCATCTGCTACTAGTATGTGTAATTTTACTGTTCTTCCTATTGTTTGTCCTCTAAAGTTTCCAGCAAGTTCATCTACATAAGATAATTTATCTACTGGTAGTGATAACTTAACTGCAGGATATTTTGCACCCTTATTACCTACTGATGTCCAACTTAAGAGTCTACCATCTTTACATACCTTATAGCTCATTACAAGCCCATCTTTAGATATTGTATACTGTGGTATTTCTTCTCCTTGATATACTAAGGGTCTGAATTCTTGACCATTTAGTTCTGGTCTTGCGTCTTTTATTGCTTGTGTTTCTGCTGATTGTGGTGAATTAGCCATATAATCTATCCCTAAGGCTGCTAACCTTTGCTTGTGCGAGTCCGCCTGGGTCCATGTTTTGTCCTAGATTAATGTTTCTAGGTATGAGCCCTACTTTCTCTGCCATTATTTTTAAATCTTCTGCAGCGTCTTGTCCTGCATTATCGCCATCAAACATTATATCTACTCCTGCGATATTTTGCATTTTGAGTATTGATAGCTTCTCTATATCTATGTTCTTTGTTCCGAAACAACAGATTGCATTTTTCAATCCTTTGTCCCATAAATTTACCATGTCAAATATACCCTCTACTAATATTACTTTGCCTTTTATAGGTTTTACATTAGAAGGATACAGTGGTAGCTTAGCTTGTGGAGGGTATATGAGATACTTAGGTATCTCGGTCATGGTCATATGTCGACCATTGAAAGCTACCACCTTTCCTGTTATGTCACGAATCGGAAAGACTATTCGTCCGTTATATTGCGAATCGTGGTGCATAAAAGCATCGAAATGCTTGTATGTTTCTGGTTGTATTCCCCTCCAGTTTCCTTTATAAGGTTGAAAACCTTTGGGGAACTCAAAACCTACGCTTGCAGAGCGTTTTTCTTCTATAGAGGTTTTCAACTTTTGTCTCTTTATCTCTAAGAAGTTTGCTGCTGCACCAAAGTGAGTAAACAAATTACCCTTAAAACCACAAGAAAAGCAATTAAATATACCTGTGATACTATCAATACGCATACTTGGATTGCTATCCTCGTGGTCAGGGTTGAGGCATTTGACAACATAGTCTTGACCTGAGACTTTGAAGTCAATGCGTTTCTCTTGTAATAGCTCGTCTACTTTCATTAATTGTCAATCATCGCCAGTAGAATCACTATTATTATCGAAAATATGATTTCTACTATCATTTCTTTCCCACTTTAGTTGTTCACCGATATCTTCATATTCGGTCATTTTCATTCCATCTTTATCTTTTGTATATTTATAATGAAGTGATTTGAATACTACTTCTTGCATTTGAAACCAAATAGCAATAGCTTTACTTCTAAACTCTTCATCAGGCCAAAGATAAAAACAATTCCACCAATCCTCTAAAAATCTGTGAACAATTACATCACAGTTAAAGTCTGGATTAGCTATCTTTATTTCTGCTACTGCTCGTAGTCTTTGACTACCAGCAAGCGGATACCATTGTTTCATACAAAGGAGAGGATTTTGTATTCCTGTTCCTTCAATACTATACATTAGTTTTTCATTCAATGGTACTTCCATTATATTTTCTGAAACTTGTGGTTGACTTAATAAAAAGTCAGTAGTAACTTTTCTAACTTCATAGTCAGGTACAGCTACTAGATTAGCAGATTTTTTGCCTATTCTATCACTAGCCATTGAAGTCCGCCATTGCTCTGTAGAAACTATCTAATAATGTTGTTCTTGGTTGTTGTTCACCGAGCCATAACACTTCTCCTGTTTCTATTATTTCTCTTTTAATACGTCCATCATTGAATCGTGTATCTATTACTCTTCCGTCTTGCCTGTCTGTATACCACACAGTAGTAGTATTAGAATCAAATCCATGCATATCTTTTACTTTATTACCCCAAGCTTCTGCAGCTAATTTATCTCTAACTGCTTCTACTCTATCATTATACTGAGTCATGTATGTCTTCTCCTGTAGATAGGCTATCTTTTAATGCATCTCTATCCTTTGGATTCATTGTAGACTGGGGGCCTATCTTTAATGTTTCCCAATCCATGACGCTTGTAAACCCTTCCATTTTTGCACTACGCATTTTTGTACAATTGAATGTGATGCACTCGTCTTCTGGTGACCATGTTTCAATAGTAAAAGCCGCATCAGCAGCATCTAAAATACCTTTTGCAAATCTAGCCTCTCCTGTATTGTCTGTCTGATAAGGAGAGAATACTGGCACTTCATATTCTTGTGCCATACTTTTCAAAGTCTTACTGACTTCTATTTGTTCCGTCCAGTCATACTGTCCTGAACGACTTGGTGCATTATGTCTTTTAACTTGGTTTAGATAATCAACTATAATTACACCATAATCTCTTTGAGCCACTCTACTCTCTAGCTCTTGTCTAATCTTTGCTAGACTGAGTACAGGGTCATATACTACATCAAGTTGTCTGTCATTATTTAGAGGTAGTGTCTGTAATTTTTTGTGGAACCCGTCAAAATCTTTATTATCATAGTATTCTGGTAATAATTCTTGTCCACCTTCAAATCTGCTTGCCCACCATTCTCCCACACGATTCCACTCAGTAGTTGTCAAGTTACGCGTTGCTAATCGGGATATTGGTATTCGTGCACCAAGAGCACACATTCTTTGCAGAATAGAACGACTGTCCATTTCTATCGTAAAATAGATACTACTTCTTCCTTGATTATAAACATTATTTGCAATATTTACACAAGTTAAAGATTTACCAGCACCTCTTCGTCCGCCAACTAATACTAAATCTCTTGGAGAGAACTTCATTTGCTGGTCATAATCATCATTCAAACCTAGAGGTAAAAACTTTTTAAGGTCTTTTTCAGATTCAAATAATGCGATAGTCTGCATATTTTCTTCGGGTGGTTTTAAATCAACACGGTCTCCTATATCTAATACGATATTCTGTAGAGCTTCTACATTCTCCTCAGCATTAGATATAGCGACAGTCTTGTCTATAAATGTGTCCAATTCATCTAGTATTTCTACTTGGGTATACTCATTTTTTAGATATTCTAGTAATACCCACGCATCAACCTCGACTTCTACTGCCTCGATTGCAAATACTTTTTCTTGGAGTTTTCTATCACGAATGGATAGTTTTAAGTCTTCAAAGGTAGGTAGAGCATTGAAATTTTTAATATGACTATCAATCACTTTATAAAGCGATTGATATTCTGCAGATAAATAGTTTTCTCTTAGGTTGCCCCAAGATTCAAAATCTTCCTGCGTAATTATTTGCTTCAGTAAAGCTGAAGTTAAATTCAATGTCTACCCTCCCAGATATAAGAGAGCAGGGGATAATTCCCCTGCTCGAATGATTTAGAAAAAATTAGCTAGAAGCTTTTTCTTTTCTAGCAGCGCCATCGTAATCAGCACAAGTTAAACCTCTACGGGTTAACATTGTTTTGACACCTCTTACGGTTTTGCCAATTTCATCAGCGATATCTTCGACATTCATGTTTTCGATATCATTGACTTCTGCTAAAGGATCAGCTTTAGATGAACCTTTAGTTTCTTTTTGCTTAGGTATAGCGTTAATATCGCCACTTCTAAGTAAGCTAAGAGCTTTACCTCTGATAGAATTAACAGATTTACCTAGGGCTTCTGCAATTTCTTCTACAAAAGACCCATCGTTTACCATTTGTGTAAATGTTGCTTCTTCTTCGGGAGAGTAAGTTCTAACAGATTCAGGCTTCTCAGCTGGTTTTACATGGGAAGTAAGTTCCATAGAGAGGATTTTCCCTTGTATTGATTTTGCAGAAAAGTGTCCACCTTCAAAAGATGAAGCAATGTCTGCGTATGTGTACTGACCACTATTGTCAGTTACGAATGCTTGTAAAGTAGCTTCTTGCTCGTCAGTAAAAGTTCTGTTAGAAACTGAACTTGCAAGTTCTACATCATATCCCATTTTTCTTAGCTTTGAAGATACACTTCTTGTAGAAGTTTCTAAATCTTCGGCAGCTTCAGCTACCATAGCTTGAGAAATAGGGCTTGTGTCACCGACAAAAGATACAAGCTGTTCTGTTCTTTCGTCTGTCCATTTTGGTAATGCCATTTTTTGTCCTATATTATTTCTTTTAAGTTTGTTATTATTTTAACACCCCTGTCTTGGGCTGCTCGTGTTTTTGCAGATTCTATTCCGCTTTCGTTGACTAGAATGTTTACATCTTTGGTCAAACTGCTTTTCACAAGGTAGCCCATTTTTTCTAATACTTCGGTTGCGGCCGCCTTTGTTTTATAGCTTTTTAGTTTACCTGATATACACACTATTCCTTGTATTACCTCTGCTTTCGGTTTTTCTTTTGTTTTCCAACTAAAAGGTAATCTATCAAGACCGTTTGTATATTCTTCGTAAAACCAGTCTAATAAGTTTTGCGTAGCTGCTGGCCCTAGTCCTGCTTGGCTGCAAGTATCTTCTGTGATGTCATCAATGTGATTGATTACAGCACAAAGTTTTGCAGAAGCAGAACGACCAATCAACTTTATTGAGAAAGCTGGTAATAATTGAACTAAGTCAACATTTTTACTAGCTTGTGTTTCTCGGTAAAGCTTTACGCCAAGCTTCTCGGATTGTAAAGCCTCTATCATTGTTTCAAGAGGCATCTCATATAAATCAAAGTAGTCAATTAACTTTAATTTTTCTACTGTTCTCGGTCCGAGACCTTTGATTTTGAGAGTAGAAGCAAAATGCTCAATCTTTTTACTTGTCTTGCCACTACATTTAGTGTTATGACAGAAAAGTTGGTCTTTCTCCCACACTAATACTTCATTACATGAAGGACAATTAGTTGGTGGGATAATTTCTCTCATTTCTTCTCTCATTTCTTTAATATGTATATATTATAACAAATTTCAGTTGCCATGTCAAGAATTATTTTTTGGAAAGTCCTGCAGAATCAACGAATCAATTTTGAAACACTCTGTATGACCTCCAAACTTAAACATGGGAGAATATTTGTCGTGTTGGTACTTTTCATGGAGGTCTTGTTCCTCAGCCCATACAAGGTATAGAGGAGCGTGCCAGGTCTTTTGAATACGAATATCGTATCCTCTAAAACCTTTACTACGCTTTATAATGTGTCTCCAATCTTTGCCCGATGCTATTCCGACCTTAATACATTCTCTCTCAAATGTTTTCTTATTGACCAGAACTACCCCATAGAGCACTCCGTCCCTATCGCATTCTTCGGGGTGATTTTCAAAATAAGTTTGATTGTATTTTCCTATACTCACTTTTCGTATCTATCAGAAAAATACTTCCTAGTATAAAATACTCTTATATATCCTACTATAGTTAGTAAGACAATATTTACTGATGTTAGGGTAAAAGAATTAGTTATTTCTAATACATCTAACATAAACCAGTTGGAAAAGAATACTAGAGGAGCTTGTGTGATTAGTCCAGATAAAATAGAAAATGATGTTTCTTTATGTATCATCAAAGTTCTATCGTCAGGTTTATCCCAACTTTCTAGCCACTTATTAAATTTCACTGAACCACTCGTTTATTTTTTCATCTAAAAACTCTTGAGGACATAAACCTGTATCTTTATACAAATCCCACCACTCAACTTCTTCATCAAAAAAATCTTCTCCGAACTCTTCAGTTAGCCATTCGTTTACTTCTTCTCCATCTAATTCTTCGCTGTCTATACCTTCTTCAGATGATATAGTAGCTTTACCTATGAAGTTTCTAAATTCATCTTCATAAGTGAACTTAGCAACTACTTCTTTTCCTACCTTTTTTGATAGAGTTTCCACTAGACTTTCTACTAATGGATAAATAGGACTCCATGCGGAATGACCACTTAAATAGTCTTCGCCCCAATCATCAATAGATACCCATTTAGCTCCCATATTATCACAACCCCAAGCATACCAGTTTTCATCTTCAAAAGGCTCAGAATAAATTGGCAATCTGTTTGCGTCAATTTCTGTAATACCTTCGTAATGTGGACTTTGTGCTTTTGCAGGTTCTAATATTTCTAACATAGCCTTTTCCGTATCTGGTGTTTCTATGCTCATATGAAAATATACATGATTTGCCATTAATAAACTCTCCTTACTATTCTTGGTATAATTTCACCACTTCTTATTACTTCTACTTTACAACCAATTTCTAAACCCATATCTTCTATGTATTTTGCATTGTGCAAAGTTGCTTTGCTTACTGTCGCACCATCAATATCCACAGGTTCTAGCATCGCTACTGGAGCAACTACTCCTGATTTGCCAACATTCCATTTTACATCAAGAAGCGTGGTGACTACTCCTGATTGTATTTGTTTGAGTGCGTACGCACCTCTAGGGTGGTGAGAAGTATAACCCCTGCTTTCAAACTCAGCATTATCATTTATTCGAAATACAACTCCATCGTCTGGGTATTCAGTCCAATCACTATCCATGACTGTATCAAATCCAAACTTTGATAGTGTGCGTAAATCACATGACCATCTAGGCTCTTGAGTAGGGGTAATACCATATGCAATAAAGTGTAAATCTCTTTCTTTAAATTCCTCAATGTCCTTTAAGTTAAGAGCACCAGCTGCATAATTCCTTGCGTTTTTGATTGTTTTTGGTGCTACTACTTCGCCTGTAACTTGGAAATATTCAATTTTCGTAGTTATACTACTAGGAACCATTGTTTCCATTTGTCTTGTTATGTCCAGTCCCTTTTTGCCATCTCCTCGTGTTAAGGCTCGGTGTAGTTTTCCACTCACATAGAGTAAAGATACTGCAGCGCCGTCCAATTTAGGACTAACGATTACAGTATCTTTATAACTATTGAATGGGTCTTTAGTGCTTATTTCATTACTAAAAACTTTTTGTAAGGAAAACATTTGAAAAGCATGAGGATAGCGATTATCATTGCTAGATGCGCCTACTTCTTCGTAGTTTACTAACTCCGCTAGCCTGTCAAACTCAGCGTCTGACATAATGGGGCTACCATTGTAGTATGCAATCGCGGCTCTTCTCAAACTTGCTTTTATATTTTCCATTTATATATTATATCAAAAATTACTTGCGATGTCAAGAAATATTTTCAGTTTAGGTAAATTTCATCTAAAATATCTTTGAAGTGAGTTTCTAAGATATTTTTACTTTCTGCTAGAGAAAGTATCTCTACCAATCCTTCAAATAGACTTTTACTGTTATTGAAGTCTAATTTCATTGCAACACCGTCTTTGGAGGGTTTGAAGTCTCCTTCGAAATCTAAATAGTACTTTCTAAGATGTAAATATTCTACACCTCTAAAAGTATTTATTGTCAGTCTTATCTGTTCTGTGCCATCTTCGGTTTCTGAAATAATTTTTTCATATATTTCAGGCGCCTCATGTAGCATCATCTTTTATTCCTCAGAATTGCACTGAGGGGGACAATGCTAGTTACATTCTTGGGCATTAACAAGCGATAAGAGTCTGTATCCCAGCAAAAAAGCAGGACTGTATCTCTACTTTCTTTAGCCCTGTTCTTTTTGCTTTGGATATATTTGTTGTCGAAATCTAAAGTGCAAACATTGTACTTTAGTTTTCTCGAGTTGGTACTTCTGTATGTGATGATTGCATCACCACAATCTTTTACAGTTCGTATGAACTCATCTTTTGTCATTATAATACTCCAATTACTATTAAGAAAACTCTTTCTCTTTAGTAATTGGGTAGTATTACTTAGTCATTGATTGCGTTGATAATCCCTGTGAAATATACTGAAGCTTTACCAGTAAGTTTACTGATAATATCTTCATCAATTTCTTGACCTGCATCACTGATTGCAGCTGTCAATGCTGCTGCTGCGTCAGCTTTACTTACTCTAGTTCCACCACCTGTTGATGATTTGCTAGAACTTGTTGCAGGGGACTTTTTAACATATACGCCAGCTTTAGTAAGAATCATTCTAACTCCATTAGGGCTTTCTCCTAATTCTTCAGCTATATCCTTAACAATCTCCATACTTGTTTCTGGAGTTGGGTCAGCATCTGTATACATTTCAACGGCTTGTGCTTTGGATTCATCTGTCCATGCCATTCTTCTTCTCCTAATTTTTTTGAGAGATTCGGGCATGCCTGGGCACCACCCTGTTTTTTCTCTCATTTGTTGGTAAAATCTATCACTCATAATAAATATTATACAATAATATGAGTGCCATGTCAAGAACTATTTTTTGATAACTCAACCAAAATGATTACGAATCACATTAAGTTTATCTTCTGCGTGTGCTATAATCTCCACTTGAGTTTCGATTGCTTGTACAAGCTCAGGGTGTTCCCCGATACCTATTGAGTTTCGCTCATATGTTTTTATATTAGCGTGTGCTACAGCTATTTCTCCCTCTAGTTTTTTGCATAATGCGTCTAATAAATAATTCATTTTTTCCCTTTTAATGCATTTACATACGATAATATAAATAGCTTTCTTTTACTGTTTGAAAGCACCACTTGTATTAAAAAAGGGGCGCATATCAAATAAAAAATAGCTAAGATTAGTGTATGTAAAAACTTGTATTTTTGTACTAATGCAATTTCATAAGTATCAACTAATCTATTTATAATGCCTACTGTTCTATACATAAGCATTATCCAAGTTGATAACCAAAACGCACCAATACCCATTAGTACGTCCATTGCTTTCTCCTTACTTATAGATGTCTATTCCGTATTCCTTTAAATGTCGTAAACTACCTAAGTCGTAAGCGAGTGCATGTGACCAAAATCCGCCAATCTTTTGCCAACCAAAGTATTTTGTGTCAAAGTCTGTCATAGTAATAACAAATATTTGATACATCTTTGAATGGTACTTGTTTTCATAATTTACACCGTGTGCAATTACGTGCTTCTTGACAATAGCTATGGTATTATATTTGGCGGCCCATACTCTTTCATCAATGTCGAACTCTTCTGCTACGCAACTTTCGGGTAGCATTGGAGTTCTGTGTCTATAAACTGATAACTCTGATTTTGGCAACTTTTGGGGTACGCCAATGTTATCAATTAAGTTGCGAACAAAGGTAGTAGACCTGAACATACCTTTTGCGATTTCTGAGACTGTCTGTCCATCTAAATATCGTTCGATTGCATCTCTTTTCTCTAGGTCTGTGGCCTTCTTACCTCTGTTCTGAGCTTTACGAGTAGCTCTATACTCTAGTATATCTTTATGTTCAGCTAGAATACTTCCTAACCTCGTAGTATTATAACTAATGTTAAGCATCTCACAAGCGACTTTCTTTGTTATCGGCTTTTCGCCTTCCAATAGTTCAATCACTCTATTGAGATTAGCTTCATCTAGTTTTTCGTGGTCTCTTTTTCTAGTCTGTCTCATCTATACTATATAATATTACTGCGTAATGTATTATTTTTAAAATATCTAACTTGTTTTTACCTGATTTCTTACCAAATCTACTTGCGTATTTTATGATATTACCAACGCAAAAACCCTCTCCATGCCCTGAATCTGAAATAAATTCAGTTGCTTGTGTCTTACCTGCGTAGTGTTCATTATATGTTTTATCAATATATAATTGTGCTACTGTAAGTATTCTATCTTCGTCGAATTTATACTTAACAGGTTTTTTCTTGTTAAATATCGCCATGTGCTCTTACCTCAGAGCGTACTACCTCAAATCCATTGGGGTATCTTTTCTCTAATTTTTTGATGTTTTCTTCCATAACTTCGTGTGGTGTAAATCCTAAGGCTGTGCAACCCTGCACCCAATACCAAAGAACATCTCCTAGCTCTCTTTTCATATGAAATATTTCATCTTCTGTAAACTGTGTATCTGCTTGAAATATCTTTTTCTTTACTACTTCAGCAAACTCTCCGCTTTCAGCCATCATACCGATAACTGATGTTAGTAGTCTTGCTACTTGCATTTCTTCATGTCTTTCGGAACCATCGCCCTTGTGGCTAGTTGTTCCTGTTAAAGTTCCTAATCTGTCTTGTAATGTATCAGTATTTTTACTTGCTACTGATGTTGTCATGTCTACGAACTTTGCGTAGTCATTAAATTTCTTTTGTTCGTCTGTCAATTTCTTTCTCCACTCTTTCCATTATTTGTTCTTTCTTATACCATATACCTGAATATATTTGTGTAGTACCATCAGCCCACTCTACTATATATCTTTTGTATCCGAAAGGACGCTCGGAAAATATCCGAGTGCCACCATGATACGCTGCTTCTAATAATCTCATTTTGGAAAACCTGCCTGTACAAACTCTCCAATAGTATCTATTTCTGCGTCTGATAACATGGCTGCTTGTCCCCACATTGTAGATGACATACTACCTACTTCACCTCTGTTTTTGTAAGTATTTAGTCTATCTACTATATAGTCTTTGTCTTTTCCAACTAATGCTGGGAATACTGCCATGCCTTGACCTTCATTACCATGACAAGCTGCACAGCCTGCCCATAAACTTCTGATACTACTGAACTGGTCACCTGCTGCGAGAGCTTGTTTTCTTCTCTCCATCTCAGCAGGTGTGCCGAACTGTCTGACATATTCTGCATAGCATTCGCCTGTGCAATTTGTATTACTACTGCCTCCTGTATACTCTAGGTCAGGGTATATAACTAAATAGAAAAATCCTATTATAGTTCCTGCTCCTGTCATTGCTAATCCAAATGGGTTCATCTAGTTATCCTTTGTTCGTAGTCTGCGTACTCTTCATTCCACCACTTTGGCTTCCCTCTGACTTTCCAGCTTGCGAAGGTTGCTTTGTCTTTGTGGTAGAATTTTCTATAGGCTTCGACTGCGTCTTCTCCTTTAAGTGAGTCAGGCATAGCTTGTGCAAATGGTGTAAGTCCACGCCTTGGTATACTGATGTCGGGTAGTAATAGTATGCAGTCACGCACTGATTTATGCGATTTTCCGTATCTAACTCCATATTCTTCGTCGAGGGCGAGTGCAAGACAGTAGAGCCATTCGTAGTTATCCAATGACTCCCTAACCCAAATGCTACAAGGGTGATTGTGCATAGTAGGAAGATAGGGAAAATCCCTTGGCTCATTTTGCTTTTGTTCTTTAACTTTATTCCATTCATCTGATTCTAGTTTTCTTGGTATGTCGCCGACATACTTGTTAATCCAATGTGCTGTACAAAGCATCTGTGCTGATTCCAGTATCATTTTGATAACATGGCGATCAACATGAGCTTCCGCACACTTGTCTATATCTTCGTCAAGTATAAAAATATTCATAATGATATTATACTAAATTTTAACGGCGATGTCAAGTATTATTTTATGATTTGTGAGAACTCAGTATAGCCTCCAATATTTTTGTCGTCTATAAAAATTTGTGGGAATGTTCTGGCGGTGGGTGCTCTTTCGAGTAATTCGTGCAGTTCAAAATCTACACCTAGTTTATATACTACATATTTGTGATGCGATTCTTGAACCATTTGTTGTGCTTGATGTATTGCCTTGTCGCAAAAGGGACAATGGTCTTTACTATATATTTCTATATTCATTTAAATACTACTCCTATTAATAACATAGATACACCCATGAAAGCAAGCATTACTGCTTGCACAACAGACATTATTGCTATCTGTTTCATTGGGTGTACCTTTTCTATGTCATTTAACTTACTAATCTTTTTGTCCTGCTGTTGGGGCTTTGTGTGTTCCAGCATATAAACCAAACCAAGCTGCGCCTGCTCCGACTAATACTGATATTAAACCCGATTGTTCTAAACTAGGGTCTGGTAAATCCATAAACCAAAAAGTTGCAAAGTAAAGAAGAAACATATAGATACTTAAAAAAGCTCTAGGGAATATTCTCCAACTGTCAACCATTTGTGCTAGGAAGATACCCTTTTGCCAAGGGTTATTATTATTTACATCTTCTAGTTCTCTTATTCTATCTTTGAGTTCGGACTTCTCTTGCAACAATGCCATAAACTTATTAAGGTCTATCTCAACTTCGTTTCTGTCCATATCGCCTGAGAATTGTCCCATGTTGTTATTCATCTGATAACTCTCCCAATCTCTTGTTGAGGTCTTGTATTTCCTCATCAAGCTGCGCCCATACACTAGGGCTATTAGTAGCTTTCTGTTGTTTTATCAACATATCTCTAGCTACTTTTAAATTATGCAGTCTACACTGAGTCACGCAACCATTTATATTCATCACTATGAATGTCTATTGGTTCTACTGATGTAGTATGAACTGCGTTTGTTTGATACTTAAACTCTCCTTCTTGGACAGCTTTTGATATCCAATTAAATGGGTCAACAGCATTTAGTGGAGTAGTAAATATAATCTCTACTTTATAACCTTGTTGCTCATTTAATTTGTTCTTTTGTTCTTTCATTTTTCTACTTTCATTCATGGTCTTTACCCACTCGTCTGATGCTTTCTGCCATCTTTCCGTATTGCTCCATAGCTGATTCCAATTCATTTATTTCTCCCAACAATTCTCCAACTTTTATATATTGTTGTTGTAGTTGTCCTTGTAGTTCCTCTACATTTCTTTTTAGTATTTCTACTTCTTGCTGTGCTGTCATTGTCATTTCCAATCCACCTGCCATGATTTTATTCCTAATACAAAATTTTCTGCCGCATTTTCTGCCCACAACTCACTTTTGGTAGGATAATACTCTATAAGTCCTGATTTACCATTTTTAAACATATGTATTCCCCAGCTACCACTGTTGTTATGTTTCACGACATGAGCTAATTTATTGCCCTCTTGATAAGTATGATAGATTTCATACTCGTCATTCCTCATCGTTTGCATACTTTTTATCGTTCTCCTTTAATAGTGTGAAAGCTTCGGCTATATATTCGTCCATAGTCATGCCACGCTCATTTGCTTGTGCTAACATAGCGTCCCACATCTCTTGACCTATTTTATATTCCTTACCTTCGAAGTTAATTTGCAAAGAGGTCAGCCTCCGCTTGTCTGCGTCTAGTTAGTCCTTCTAAGACTTTACCACCTGCTTTGTTCCATCTCATTATTTGTGCTGGGACTCCAGCATAGTCGCCTGCATTCAATACTTTTAGTAGTGTTGAGGCTTGTAGATTCGCTGGCCCTAAGTTATATACCCACGATACCAACGCGTCAAATTGATTTTGGTTTAAGTCGCAAGTTACTAATGTATTTATATAATTTTCATACTCTTTTAGTTCTTCTACTAACATATTGTTAGCTGTTTCTTCCGAAATAACCATACCTTGTTGCACATCTTTTGTGTGCCCATAGCCTATTGTCCATACACCTGCTGCGCATTGGTAGGCATTTAATTCAAGACCTTCAAAATGTTTTATCATTTCTAGACCTTTGTTTCCTATTTTCATATATTGTCCTATAAATAAAAACTTTCGCCACAACCGCAGCGTCCACTTTCTTGATTGTTTTCGATTATGAACTCTTCATTGAGCCCATTCACTTGCCAATCTAATCGAGCATCAGTTAGATACTCTTGGCTGTATATATCAATTACTAATATATCTTGATATATCCTATCAGTTAACTCAGGACTTTCGGCATAAGTTAACTCATAAGTATATCCACCACAACCACCACCCGAAACTTTAAGACGAGCGCCCCAAGCATCACTTGAGGCGACTCTCTCTTGTAATTTTTTTAACGCTGTTTCTGTTATATTCATTACATTATTGGTAACATAGCTATATACATGAACCAGAATATAAAAGCTAGTCCACCGAACATTACTATGTTATCGCAAGTTTGCCCATCAGGGCAGTATTTTTCTTTAACTTTCTCAATCGCTTGCAAATGTGCATAACGATTAAGAAATCGTTTTGCATATTGCATAATAGTTTCCTCAGCCTATTGTAATCGTCTTAGGCTTGTTTTCCTCAGGCGTATTTACCTGTAAGTTAATAACTAACATACCATTTCTGAATCCAGCGTCAGATACTTCTACCCAATCGCCAAGAGTGAAAACACGACTAAAAGTTTTGCCACTCAATCCTTTATGAATGTAGCGTTCTTCATCGGAGTCCAGCTCTTGTTTCTGTGTTCCTTCTATAGTAAGTTTATTCTTGTGTTGCTTGATTTCGATGTCATCTTTTGACCAACCTGGCAGTGCCATTTCTATTCTGTAGGCTTCTTGTCCTACAGCGACTAAGTTGTATCTTGGATAGTTAGAAAGAGGTGAACTCTCGTTTCTCCTTGTTAGCTCGTCATGCAAGCGGTCGAACCCGACAAATAATTTGTCAAAGTCGTTAAAGTTTAATGCAGTTAATCCTGTCATTTGTTTCTCCTGTTTGGCTCCTTTCGGCAGCCGCTATGAGTCCCTTTCGGCGACTCGGTTATTATTAATAAATATGTCTAACAAAACCCGACCACTGGTGGAAGTGGTGCTCCTGCCGCGCCCTCGGAAAGCCTTGTTTCCTACTCGTGCCAGACATAGAGAGTTTTGTTTTCGGCAGGTCTCACAACTGCGCTAAAATTATGTAAAACTTTCAAAATTTTACTATATTATTATATCAAAATTCATGCACAATGTCAAGAACTATTTTTCAGTCCTCATCAAAGTCTATCTGCCCATCTGCTTTGAGATAGTCTAGTGTCATTGATATACCTCGTCTTTTGCCTACACCATAAGTTAGATGTGCTACTGCACATAGACAAAACAAAAACCAAAATTCTATTTGCCAATCCATTTCACATCTCCCTTTGGTATCACTTGATACGCGCCTTTGTTATAGGCGGGAGCAACTGTGAATTTTTTACTTTCTTCTACTTTCCAAGAATTATCTTCGTTTTTATACTTAGTTTTACTACTATGTAATAGACTAGGTATTTCTGGAGTTGTGTCTGGCTTTTTAAAATTTTTCTTTTGTTGTGCCACAAATTTAGGGCGTGCCCTTTTCTTGTAGGCATTAGTTTTTCTTTTGCGACCACTCGGAGAGTAGCGCATACTGCCTTGTATTATCATGTCATTGTCCTTGTAGTATTTCTACTATCTTTGTAATAAGTGCTAGTCTTCCAGCTTTCTTATTGTTGTAGTCAATGCTATGCCACTCACCTAGTGTGGTAAATACTCTCTCTTTAAGAATAGTCATTTGGTCATACTTGGAAAGGGCAATAGCGTCGTTTGGTGAAAATTTCCATTTTGTTAGAGGAGATACTTGCCTATTACCAATACGAATAGCTTGTTCTTCTTCTGAAATACTAAGCCATAACTTGATAAAAGTAATATCTTTTTGCTTGTTCTCCCACTTACAAACTTCGTTCATGAACTTGTTGTATTGCTTGTCTGTGCACCAGCCATTCAACTTTTGAACCATAGCACGAGAATACCAACTTCTGTCGTAGAAAACTATTTGGTTTTTGCTAGGCAACTTTTTCTTCCATGACTTGAGCCAGTGTTTCATATCCCAAGCACTAGGTTTAGTGCTAAGCGATATAGAATACTTACTTGTCGGAAGATAGTGCGTGAGCTCACGAATAGTTCCTGTCTTACCAGCAGTATCGCGTCCTTCTAAAATTACTGCAACTCTGCCGAAATCTTCTTCAACGATTTGATTGAGCAGAATTTGTTGTAGTTCTAATTTGGTTATGTTCATATCTTTTTTCATATTTATATTATACTAAAATATTG